CCCCACACTGCGTTTAATAATTGCAGCTGCTCCCATAGAATCACTGGTTATATTGTAAAGCGCACCCTTTACCTGGTGGTCATAAGTATTAGTGGCATTGAGGGTGTAAATTATCTGCAGATCTCCTGCCTGCGTGACAATCATTGATGCACCATCAATTAAAGTTGCAGTTCCTTCCACAGTGTGCGTTGCTTCTACTAATAAAACACTTCTCAACCGTTTAATTTTCAACCCTGCAGATGAGCCGGTGCTTGCATATCCAATATAGATGCGCTCCTCTTCTGCTGTTGCTGTGTTTACTTGATCTGCACAAATTGCAATGCAATCTGTTGCATTTGTTGATGTAATTGTTACAACTGCTGGAAAACCATTAGCAGAAGTCCCAACTGCACCATCTGTGGTTATATATCCAACGTCAACCCTGGTGGAGCCACTATTGTTATAGCAAACGATGCCATTGCCACTGGACGCATTATCTGAATAAATAGCCACGTCATAGACAGGATTTGTAGCATTAACTACAGAGCTAATAGTTTTTGCAGCTTTAAATGCAACTGGATTATTTGTGTCAACCTGAACGCTTTTGAGGAGATGTGGAGATGCAGAAGTGTCCAGGTAACAAAGTGTGGGATTTGGACCTAAACGTATGCACCTGGGATTAATTGCAGTTGCATCTATCAAAGTTGCTGCCTGAATTATTCCACCAGATACTGAGTCCAAAACTGAGGCAAATATTCCCTCCAATGCGCCTGCAGCAGAATATTGCTCCCAGGCAAATAACTGCAGACCGGATGCAATACAGGAATCCTGGTTCTTTGCTTCACTGGTGTTTCTAATTATATCATCAGAATCTATTGATACAGACTGAAACCCACCCTTGTCAATCCAGCGTTCAACTGATTCAGAATAGGAGTAAAGTTTTGAAGAAGAAAACTCCAGAAGTTCATCCTGGAAAGAAGTAATTCCCTCTCCAGAATCTAGCAGATCTGTTGCACCAGAAATTGTTTGACTCAATGCAGTGTAGCCCAGGCGTTTTGAAATCTGGCTGCCTACAGTGTATCTGCCGTTTTTGAGGTCTGTGAGGGCTGGAGTGAGTTTGGGGTCATTTTTCGTGTCCAAACCGGCAACAACGTCAACTGGAACGAGTGTTTTTTGTAGGGGCATTACCTTCCTTCATGTCGATTAAACATTGACGATAACCAATTAGGCGTTGCTGGCGTGTTGCTAATTCATTAATAGTTGTTGATATTGATTCCAGTTCCTGGTCTGCTTTCTTGATCTGCTCATCCAAGGATAATTTTGCTGTCATGGTTTAGGAAACTTTGCTTTTACTGCTTCACAAGATTCTTGGTGTGTGGTTGTACCGTCCCTCATGTCTTTCATCAACATATCTAATTGATTGCCCACAGAATCGTAGGCTTTTGCTCGGTTTCTGGAATATTCTAAAGCATCGTATTCTGCTTGCAGACGAATTAATTCAGCATCAATTGCGTCATCACTTGGTGGCGTTTGTCCACCCAGATAATATATAATGCCATCCACTTTTTGAGAAAGCGGAGGGCCAACCAATGATTGTACTGCATCAAATTTTGTAAACTCTTTTATCATCTTGCCACCTCTGTTACAGTTGCGTTCCAGGTACTTCCTGAGTGTACTGGTTTATAATCACCAGAAGGTCTTAGGCCAAAAAGTCTGAAATTTAAAGTATCCCCTGCCGCCCATGAAGATTTTGTTGTTGGCATTCCCATTTCAGAAACTAATCCACAAAATACACGAAGCCAAGTATGTCCATAGGTGTATGTCCCAGCGTCATTAAGATAATAAGCCCCATAAGTATTTCTAGAAAGTCTTTCATCTGCTTCGTAGGTACTATTTGAAGCGGTTCGCATTGTCACTTGTAATTGGGCTGCAACATTAGCGATTTTTGCAAACATACCACCAAAAAATTCATAAATTAAGTATGAATTTGCACTTGATAATCTAGTCGTGTGAGCAACTTCGATTCCAGTATCAGTGAAAGTTGTGGAATTTGTAATTACATCAACGGAAATAATATCTCCTATAAAAGTCTGTTTTACCTGATGCCCAGATGGAAACGTGGCACTACTTCCAATAGTATTATTCATAGTACCAGTAGTAACAGTGCCTAGTCTTGTGATCGCATCTTGTGTACCAGATGTAATTGTTCCAGTTAAATTAGCAGCTGGAATTGAAGTTAAATTAGAAGCATTACCAGAAGCAGGAGTACCAAGCACTGCATTACCAGTAAAGGTAGGTGAAGTAAATGTAGGACTATCCCCTGATCCCACACCAATAGATGTCCTCAGAGTTGCACCAGATTCTATGGCAGGATCTGTAGTGCCATCACCAACCAGCATTTCACTATTAGCAAGCACTGCTGTTGCCGTGACTGCACCAGATCCAGAACCTAAAAGAATCCCCCCATCTGTGAAAGTTGATGCACCTGTTCCGCCTTGTTCAACCGTAGCAAGGGATTCAACAATCTTGCTGCGTGATGGAATTTTCCCTATTATTCCTGTCATAATTCCCCCTTATGTCCAGTCCTGGTCTATGTAACTTATGACAATGTCAATGTTACAAGTTCCAAATGACTTGAATAGTAGTTCATCTGTATTCATAAGCACCAGGCGATCATTAAAGATAAATGTTTCGTTTGCTCCTAAGTTTTGGTAAGATACTATTTCGTAGTTAGTTCCGGCTGCACTTGCATCAAGCCACAGACTAAATTGCTCTGCTGCGCCTACTGTTTCAGTTATTACTATAGACAAAACAGTATAAAGATGAAGATTTACACCATCAAGAATTTTTATTTCTGTAGTATCTGTTTCTGTAAAAACTCCTCTTTTAAGAGTTTCGCTGCCGGAGCCACTTGGAATTGCCATTTCTTGGTCCTTTCGTTATGCTCCCATAAAGAGAGCCTGGTGTGTACTTGACTGTAAAAAAGCCCCATTCTGGTGGACCTTTTTGGTGGTTGAAGTTTTAATATCACTGCTGCACTCAATATCCCCACTTCCATTGCAAGCGATGGTAATGTCACCATCTACACCGTCTGTTATTGTGACGGTTCCTGAATTGGTTCCACTGTTTGTACTTATAGTTATGTCGTGAGCACCACTGGAAGTTACTACACCAGCTGCACTTCCACTTCCTACCAAAATTTTTCCTGTACCATTTGGAATAAATTTTATATCTCCATCGGCTGCATCTACAATTGCAATGCTAGAACTTGAAGAACCACTGTTTGTAGCCAAAATCAAATCATAAGCTCCATTGGAAGAGAGCTTACCAGTTGCTCCTCCGTTACCAACCACAACGTAACCTGAACCGTGTGGTTTGAGGTTGATAGGATAGTTTGATGCAGAAGTTGCAACATTGATTGCAGATGTTGCATAAGATGTTGCAGTTGTCAGGAAAGTACCATTTTCAGATGGTACATAAATGGTTCCAGATGCACCACTAACACCTGCATTTGCAGCAATTGTCACATAGTCATTATCTGCAGAATTATCATCAGTGAATTTGTACAACAGCAGATCTGCATGGGCCATTTTACCATAATCCTGGTTGGTTCCATCTGTAAAGAAATTGAAAGTTTTTGATCCATCTGCGTAGGTAGCAGCAGGATTTCCAGTGGTCATGCCTGAGATGCTTCCTGCTCCTGCATTAACAGTTCCTGAAATCGTCATCTGTATTGCAGTGCCAGAACCATCTCGAAAGAACAAATTTCCACTTGTTTGGTACAGACTATAAGCTGTTGTGGCAGCTGTTACTGTGCTGTTAAAAATGACATTTTTTAATTCTGTGGCACTGTTACTGTTATAATCCAGGTCTGCATTTATATTGACTGCAGCTGGAGTAATGCGGATGCCCTTGTTTGAAGAGTGATCGTGACCATCTACTGCATCAATACTATTATTAATTGCAGTAGCCCACCCTGGACCTGCATCAATACCAACTGCCGGTTTTTCAAGTGCAGTTACATTTGTTCCGTTTGTTATTGCCATAGTATTTTTTTAGAAAAAGAATAAGTCGCAAGTGACAGTTCCTCCTGCTTTCAGGATAACTGTTGTTTCTGGAAAATCATTCACCGTTGCGCTTTCATAAATCACCTGGGCTGCATCCTGCTTTAGAATAATCCACCCCTCTGGTGCTTGATCCAAACCATGATCCACAACTGTGTCTGCAGTAGTAATTTCCTGGTCCTGGACACGGTTGCCACTTGCAAAAGGTAGCTGCAGAAGTGGATTCAGTGCCGTTGCAATATATCCCTGTACCTGGTCAACTGCCGGTGTTCCTGTTGCAAGACTTGTAAATGAAACTCTACTCATGCAGTTGCTGTGTTCCAGAGGCTATTATAATTATTTACGTCAACCACGGTGGTGGGTTCACCCAAGTCCCGCATCTCTGAAACGGCTATTATTCTGTCCTGGATCTGCTGTTTAATGTGCAGTAATGCACTTACATCTGCTTCCTCTTTAATGAGGGCAGAAATTGCTGTTGACACAATTACCATTTCATCCCAGGAACTGTAGAAATCGTACCTGGATTCAATCTTTCCAAATACAGTTGGATCAGAAAGACCTGCAGAATTAAGATCAGTGTTTACAGTGGCTGCACCAACTGCAGTTACTGTCTGCAATACATTGTAATCTTCAGCCAGAAAACCCACTCCATCCAGTAAATCACCTACCAGGAGTGAATGAGTTCCAATGGTCCACTGGGTAGTGCTACCCCTCCCAATGGCAGTTGTTGTATATTCAAAGAATTTGCGTGGTGATGGAATGTAGTAAATTGTGACAGTATCGCTGCTACTTGGTTTTGGATTGAAAACAATAGAATTACTTTGAATGTGGTAGCGCATATCTGAGGCAGTTGCATATAAACCACCCACATTGCGCTCATTGAAATTGTAACGTCTCAGGGGAACCTCACTACCTGAAGTATTGAGGTCCACCCCTCGACTTTTGTAGAAATCTGTTGGAAGATCATAAGTTGA